CATTACCTGAATCTTCTGATACTAGTATAGACTTTATTACACCAGTTGTAGCAGACGGAACTGTATACAATGTTGTAGCACTTGTCGATGTTAAATCTACTTTTTTATTTACAAAAGAATTTGCCATTATGCTAAAAAGAAGTTAAACGCTTCTACTTCATCTTTTACATCTTGTTGAAACGTTGTGTTAAGTTTTTGTACAATACCATCTATATCTCTAAGAAAAGACAATTGTAATTGTTGATCATACTCTTTACCTTGTTGTGTTAATGATTGTACTATTCTAGCCATTATCTTCTACCATCTGGTTGTATATCTAATCTAAATGTACCAAGTCTCCAAAACTGACTTGTACTAGTATTATCTACTTTTAATGATATTGATCTAGCTCTTGCACGTGTATCAATTTTCTGTGTACCACTTGTTATTGTAAAAGGTCCTAACGAAGAACTTGCAGAAACATCATTTGGAAAGTCTCTTAAGTTTAATGTAATTCTTGCATCACCTGTTTGTGATAAAAAGTCTGGTATTATTCTTCTAATTTTCATCATGTACTCACCATCATTACCTGTTCCTATTAAACCACCTGATTGTCCAATATCAAAATCTCCTGATTCTATGTTGGCTGCAATGGCAGTAGTTGATCCTTCTTTAACTTGGTTTAATCCTGTCTCATGTTCATAGTATGTTGATGTACCATCAGTACATCCAATGACATGGTCTTTGCTTGTTGAAGGTGTTGTACCACTAGAATTATATTCTGATGCATGAGGTTTACCAAATACAGCAGAATCTTGCCACGCCGTTCTAGCTAATGTACCTGTAGTCCATACAGGTCTTTCAGATGTTGAATCTAAATAATTATAAGTTACAACTCTATTAACAATTCCTGAGCCTGAGTTAGGGTAGAACCACATAACCTCACCAAACAAGTTGTTTAGCCCTGCATTGATGTGTTCTTTAGGTATTACATTAATATCATCATAAACAAAATCTTCTACTAAACATGGTAATGATTCTAGTTTACCTGTGTATCTAAAGAAACCATTATCTGACATCCAATAAGCAGAACCATCAACTTCAACACAAGCATTCTTACCTATTAATCCACAGTTTGTACCTACTTGTTGAAAAGAAAAAGTAAATGGTGGTCCAACAAATCTCATAATAAATAAAGCAGTATCAGTCCAAATGTATGTAGCATCACGACCTCTAAGAGCTCCTACTATTCTTGATCCATCAGATAGTCTTTGTGTACCTGCTGTGTTAATCGCTGTGGGTGTGTAAGTATTAATATCTTCTTGAGATGAAAACCTTATAAACATTTCGTCTTGTGAAGATTTAGTTCCAATAGTTGTTTCTGTTCCAAAAAATATTAAGTGACGATCGGGTGCAGATACTAACATATTTCTAGAAGCAGTTGGTGCTCCTGATATAATTACTGCTCTTGTGTTTGTAGCGTTTGTTGCATTAGCACTCCAAGAAAAACTTTCTCCATTAAAGATAGATGCAATTAAAGTGTTACCAAAATTATCTAATGCCCATAAACCAGGATCAGTTACAACGTCTCCTGATGGAGCTGAGTTCCAACCTGCAAACTTAGAAGCATCTGTAACTGTAGCTCCTGATGAATGAGATGCAGCAGTTGTGCCTGATGCTCCTCTAGTTAAACCTGATAATGTGTTACCACTTTTTCCTGTGTATGTAATTAATTCTGAGGCTATAATAACTGTTCCTGTTGATGGAAAAGATGTAGCACTAGCCATTGTTAAACTTGTAACCGATGTATTAATATTTGCAGCTAAAGTAGAAGTAAATTGTCCTGATTGTGTTCCACCCCATTGTCCTAAAGCCCAACCTGTTGAGGCAACTTCTTGAGCTGGTCCTACAGGGTAATAATGTTTTACTCTAATACCACCAGAGGTAGTTGCTCCAGAACCACCTTCATTAGAGGCCATGGTTACTGTTAAAGTTGTTGATGTAGGTATAGATGTAACTTGAAATTTATTGTCATCAAAATTAGTAGATACAAAATTAGAACCTGTGATAGCTGTAAAGTTATCTAATAATAAAATATCACCTGCACCAATACCATGATCAGATGCAAAAGTAATAGTTACAACAGCTGATCCATTAGTTGTAGAGAAAGCATTAGTTAAAGTTGTTGTAGCTTTTAAAGGATGGATGTCATAAAAAATACCACCAGAGTATGCATATAAAATTCTATTAGTTCCTAAGGCTGCATACTTAATACCTGATGTATTTATAAAATGATGAATAGCTGTGTTACGACCTGTAATATCAACAGAACCTAATTGTGCCCAACCACCTATTTTCTCAGGTGTACCATATCTAAATCTAACATTGTCTCCAGCTTTCCATTGTCCTTCACCACCAGTTGAAGTAACTTGTTTATTAAACCCAGGCTGAAATCCTATTTTTTGTAACATATGTCCTTTAGATTATATTAAAGTGCGTTGAGAATCAACGAGTTTTGGGTATACCCAATAGTGGTCTTTTATCATACAAATTTGTTTTTGCAAAGGGCCCATTCGCATGATTATAGTGTAAGAACACTTGTCCGCATAACTTGCCTTGAAAAGGTTCTCTCCAATGTTCAAGTTCGCAACCCGAGTATATAAGCATATCTCCGGGTCTTAAGTCAACCTTATTTCCTTTAGGTGCACCAGGTTTTATTATACCTTTGCGTTCATCAACAACATTATTAGAACCTGTTGGATCTATAAATATTGGCCATGGATCTCCACCTAAATTAAGTGTTGTTGATATCTCACAACTAGGTCTATCCTTATGTCTGTTTAATATATTACCTGTTCTATATAATCTTGTGTAAGAATAGGTAGGTATTAGATCTAAGTTTGTTTTAACTTTCATTACAGGTATTGTTTTAATAAGTAATGTTTCCATTAATCTATCTGCATATTTAGCATAGGAACCTGGTACTTGTTTATCTTTAAAATTACCTATCAATGGGTTTTTTTCATGTGTTACTTGATTCGTAAGCATCCAATGATCTGCCTCTGCTGATATTTGTAAATAAGTATAAGCTATGTCAGCTAGTTCTTTTGATATAGCATTTCTAATAACTTGGTATTTATTTTTTTTAAAACTCATGTTTGTATAAAATTAAAAGATACAGATATTCTCCAGTTCTTTTCACCTTTTTCTTTGTTCATATTTATATCAACACCATGTGGTTGCCATGCTGGAAAGAATACCATTCTACCTTCAATTGCATCATAAGCTACTACACGCCATAGTTGTTTAGGTATATTATCTAGTCGTCTAGGCATATAAGTATTAGGTCCTGGTCTTGGATCTTCTAAAAATAATTTACCTGAATTCTTTGGCACCTTAACATAGTACACACCTGACCACAATGAGTTAGGATGAGTATGTGTTTTATTATAACTATGTGTTGGATTAATATTAGCCCACATATTACCTAGTCCTAGTTTAGGTGCAACACCATAATCTTTATTACACTCTTCAGCCATTTTAAATAGTTCCTGTGTAAGAGGATCAAATACTTTTTTTTCATTCATGTCGGTTTTACTATGCCAACCATAACCTGAATTAGTTTTTATCTCACCTTTAGGATCAGCTTTGTACCAAGCCTTAATATGTTTAAATAAATATTTATTTAACTCTTTAGCATTAGGTAAGTCTTTAAAATATAAAGGAGTTGGAAATAATACTTCTCTATTCATTATTTAAATGGAGTTCCGCCAAACCACATAACTAAAGATCTTCTCATGCCTTTAGTTACTGGTGCAACTCTATGTCTAATAAAGCTTGCAAAGAATATAGCTTGACCTTGTTTTAACTCAGGTACTTTATTTTTTTCCATAAATTCTAAATGTCCACCTTTAAATGTAGATGGATCAGATAATAATATTGTCATTGATATTTTTCTAACCGGTGGTTCATGTGTACCATTAACATCTAAATCCATATGCCAATCATAAAACCCACCTTTAGGATATTCTGTAAACTGAGCTGGTTCTGTAATTTTCATATTCTCAAAACCAAAATGATTTAAATTTGTTGCTTGCATAGTAGCTTCAATTTGTGAATACATCTCTTTCATTTCTTTAAAAGGAATCCAAGATATTGTTGTCGTTCTTTTTTTAGTATCTACCCCACCACCTGGTTTATTTATACCAACTTGTGCTACTTCAGGTTTTTGTTTATGACCTGCTTGTATAACCATCTCACATTGTTGTGGTGTAAAGATAGGTTCTGTTGTGGTGGCCATGTAAGATTGCCATCTAGGCATTTTCATAATCATTCGTTCTGTCCTGAAGCTGTTCTGCTTGCTATTGGGTTATAGTCTACATCACAATTACAAACTAAAGTTCTACGTTTTTCTTTTGTGCCATTAAATGGATATACACAATGTCTCATATCATATGGAAATATATAAAAATCTCCTATCTTCATATTAGGTGAGTAATCTGTTTTAGCAAATTGACCTGCTGCTGCACCTATAATTTGTAGTCTTCCATTCATAGGTTTTTCTGGTGCTGAATATTCTACACCTGTTTCACTAGGTACTTTTAAAACCATTACAGAAGATAGACCAGAATATAATTTACCTTGATGAATATGTATGGGGTTGTATTCATGAGCCTTCATTTCATTAACCCATATAGAGTTGATAGATCTATGGTTTTCACCTATTTTATTCCAAGCTAAGTAATGTTCAAATACAGAATCAAACCACTGTAAAATATCTTGAGGTAGATAAGAATGTGCGTGCATCTTATCATTGTTTGGACCAGAATAGAATAAAGATACTTCATCTTCTATTTTACCAACTAATTGTTTATTAGCTTTAGGTAATTGTTTTTTTTGTTTTTCGTATATCTCATTAAGACCAACAAAGATCTCTAATGGTACTTCATACTTTAAAACTGTCTGACCAAGATAAACAAAGTCAAATTTCATATTACTTCTTTCTAAGTTTCTTTTTCTCTTCCGGTTTGTTTAATTCACCTGATGCCATAACTCTATTTAAAGTATCTACTTGACCTACAATATTAAATACTTCAGCTTGTGATGTGCCTGCAGTTATAGTATTTGCTCTGTGTTGTAATTGTATTTTATAAGATTCAGCTTGATGAGAATCAACATCTTTGTCGTCAAAGTTACCATCATGAAATTCTTTTTTAAGTTTAGACCATGTTGCAACTTCTCTCATTCTATGTTTAGCAACAAGTTCCATACTTGCTTTACCATATATTTTTTCTTCTAATTCTATTTGTTTAAGTTCAACTTCTAATGGATCTTTTTCTTTTTTAATATCTCTTTGTAATTTTTTAATTTCTACTTCATTTTTTCTAGCATCAAAAGATAAATGTACTAAATTTTCAAAGTGAGTATTTTGTTCTCTAACTGATTGCCAGTATTTAGCAGCTTTGCTTGGATATTTGTTATCAGATAATACAGAAAATCTCATTTCTGTTTCTGTTCTAAACATTTGTTTCTTGTGCCAAGTGTCTTGAAGCTCTGGTATTAATTTTTTAAAATCTTTAACATCATCTTTATCTAATATGTTAGTTAGATACTTAGACTCAGTTTCTAGTTTAGTCGCTATGTTTCGTTTTTCTTTATTCATTTCTACTATCTATATAATAACTATCTAATTAATAGTCAAGTCTTAATCTGTGTCAAAAGTTTTTGTTGTAAAAGTTGTAACCGTAAATTCTTCTGTAACAGTTTGAGAAGTTCCACTAACACTTCCACCAAAAGCTAATGCTAACGTAGTGCTTCCATTAGTACTACCACCAAGTTCTTGTCTACCTGTTGCTAAATCAGCAATTTCAGTCCACGAAGTACCATTCCAGTGTTCAGTTTGCGCTAAATTTGGATTACCTCCATATACTATCATTGATGTACTTGTTGTTCCAGAACCTTCCATTAAATTTTTAGCTGTGTTTAAATTATTAACTTCTGTCCAAGCACTTCCGTTCCATAATTCTGTATTATTTATTCCTGCCGTTCCGTCTGCATTTGTACCTCCAGCTATTACAGCTGCGCTTACTGTTCCTGATGCTGCTCCAGAACTTCTACCTGTATTAACCGCAGTTGAACTTGTAAAAGCTGATCCGTTATAAGTATTTGTTGCAGTTGCAAAACTACCTCCTGCAACATCTCCAGCAATTGCAAATGCCGCTGTTTGAACACCACATAAAAAAGGGTCTATAGTAGCGCCTGGATAGTTTGCTGTTTCAGTCCAACTTGTACCATCCCATTCTTCTGTATCAGCTGTAGCAGGAGCACCCCCTATTAATAACCCAGCAGTTTGAACACCACAGTTACCCCTTGCTGTTTTACCTGTGTTTACATTATTAACTTCAGTCCAAGAACTTCCATTATAAGCTTCACACAAAACTTGTGCAGTGTTATTTGATCCACCTTGACCACCTACTGCTATTGCAGCTGTTTGTATTCCAAAACCTTGGATACCTTTTCTTTTTACATTTAATGCTCCACCCGATGCCCATGCACCTACACCATTGATTGCACCTTTAACAACTTTAGTAGTTGAGTTATACCAAACCTGACCTATTGTTGGAGCAGGTGGATCTGCACTTAAATATTTTATTTCGATACCTTTTATGTTTTTATATGTTGTCATATTAATCTGTCATTACCTGATTTGTTAATGTTTGTGGAACATTCCATTCTTCTGTATTAACAACAGGTGGGTTATCTCCACCAATAAATAAAGCAGTAGTATTTCCTGCACCATGAGAAGAACCTGAATCTCCTCTAGCTGTTGCTAAGTCAGCAACTTCTGTCCATGAAGAACCATTCCAAGATTCTACAACTGCTTGATCTGCAGTTGTTATACCTCCCATAGCTAGAGCAGAACCAGAATCTCCAGAACCAGAACAACCTCTTCTAGCAGTATTTAAATCACCAACTTCTGTCCATGATGTACCGTTCCATGTTTCTGCTTCTCCCTCTGGTCCTCCTCCACCAAAAATTATTCCTGCAGTATTAGATACTCCAGCCGCACCAATAGCTTGTCTGCCTGTATTTATTTCTGCAATCTCTGTCCAACTAGTGCCATTCCAATTTTCTACCAATGCACTGTTTGGTTCTCCTCCTGCGGCAATAGCCGCACTAGATGTTCCAAAACCTTTTAATGCAATTCTACCTGTATTTAAGTTATTAACTTCAGTCCAAGAAGTACCGTTCCATAATTCTGTGTTTGCTGTAGCGGTTGCAGACGGAGGATCTGTATCTCCACCAAAACCTAATGATGCCGTATTAACTGTTCCAGCTGATCCTATTACTTGTCTTGCCGTGTTAACATCATTAACTTCTGTCCAAGTTGAACCATTGTAAGATTCTGTATTTGTAATTACCGTAGTTGAAAAACCAGCAAAAGCAAGTCCTGCTGCTTGAGTACCTGCTCCACCTAAACCTCGTCTTGCAGTGTTCATATTTCCACCTGATGCCCATGTTCCTGCAGATTGAGCACCAATAACTATGGCTGTCACATTCATGGTGCCAGCTGTTGAGTTGTAATAAACTTGTCCTTCGTTTCTAATTGTGTCGCCTATTCCACCTGCTGTA